TGGATAAATGATTTTTATCATACTTATTGTTATATAAATTGTTTTATGGGGAGAGTATATTCAACGGTTAGCTGGAAAAGATACTTAGATAGTAAAAACCCCTTAATTTCCGAATATCTAAGTTTATATGGGGATGATTTTATACTTCATACATTTGAAACAATAAAGTCAGCGCATATACAAAAAAAATCAAAAGTAATTTTAGTAAGATTTAAACATTCAAAAATTGTAGCAACAATTTCGAAAGAGGATTATGCATTGGCAATTGATTATTTATTAAAATTATGTATCAAATTAGAAAAATACGAATTTTGTTCAGAAATAAAATCATTTATTGATAATATGAAAATAAAGTCAATAAAAAAGAAAAAGGTATTGGCAAAACCTTTTTAGTTATATTAGTTTTATACAACAAATACAAACTATGGCTACAAAAAAACAAACAAAACAAATTGAACAAACAGAAGAGCCAAAAGTCCACTCCGTACCAAAAATAGTTTCTCGCATCAAATTTAAAACTCGTAATCAAAAGAGATTTTACAAAGCAATTGATGATGAAAGAAATAATATTATTATGGCACATGCTTTGGCAGGAGCTGGAAAAACTTATGTTTCTATTCAAAAAGGTTTAGAAATGTTACTACACAAAGGTACACCAATTTACAAATTAATTATCATAAATCCTACAGTCGATGTAGGTAATGAGGATAAATTGGGACATTTACCTGGAGACTTAATGGAAAAAATAGAAGTACATAATGAGTCTTCACTTTTTATACTTAATAAAATAATAGGACCGGTAGAAACAAAAAAACTAATAGAAATTGGTAAAATAGAATTTAGAGTAATGAACTTCTTAAGAGGTATCAACTTTGAAAATAGTTTTATTATTTTAGATGAGGCACAAAATGCTTCACCATTACAATTAAAAACTTTAATTACTCGTATATCAGATGATAGTAAATTAGTTATAGAGGGTGACCTTTCTCAATGTGACAAATATAGACCAAATGGTGTTCCTGCGTATCAAAAAAGTGGATTTTATGATGTGTGGAAAAGATTAGGTGGTTTAGATGGTGTATATCAGGTAGAATTTACTCCTGCAGATTGTATTCGTTCCGGTATTGTTAAAAGAGTATTGGAAAGATATGAATTAGAAGAGGAGATAGATTTGGGAGAAACTAATCCATATAAAATAAGTTTTGATGTGTTAAACGAAGAAGAACCATATCAAATAACAGCAGTTTAATAATCCCTTAATTTTAACAAAATACCCGAAGATTTGGAAATCTCGGGTATTTTTTTTATATTTGTAATATGAGAAGAAAACAAATTAAATTACCATTAACTCCAATAACCGAAGAAACTTTTATTAGACAAGGTTGGAGAAAACACGTTGCAAATGATAGTGCACCTGATATGGATTTCCCTATGGATGGAATGGTGAGGGAAGAAGAGGAAGAAGAATTTAATGAAGAAACTGATAAAGATTTACCATATTTTTTTACACTTAGTTTACCAAAAGAAGATGACCCTAGATTTGCCCCAAACCTAACTTCAAATGTTAGTGATGAGCATGGTTTACTTAAAGATTTAGGACTTCAACCTGGTCAATACTTTGTTGAACTATTAGATGCAAATGGATTGGGTTTTTGTTCATCCGAAGAAGAATTGGAAATTTTATATAGAGCATTAACTAAAAAAGAATTAGAAAAATAGATTTGGTGGTCTTAAAAAAAAGTTATATATTTGTAATATGAAAAATAAAACAGCAGAACAATTAAAAGAAAATTACGATAAGTTTATCTTACTTATTAAGAAATACTTCACAGGTGAAAGATTGGAGAAATTACTCCATATGTATTCGGAAGAAGAATTAGGATTTAATCTTACAATATCACCAGCATCAGGTTCAAAACATTATCATAATGCATATAATGGTGGATATATTGACCATATCTTTAATGTAACAAAGAATGCATTGAGAATGAAAAAACTATTTGAAGAAGCAGGTGGAGAAGTAGATTTTACCGATGAAGAATTAATATTCAGTTGTTTGCATCATGATTTGGGTAAATTGGGTATTAGAAATCATTTACATTATATTCCAAACGATAGTGATTGGCATGTTAAAAATCACGGAACTATATTCAAAAGTAATGAGGAAATTTCTTATATGAGTTTAACTGATAGAACTTTTTATACATTAAATCATTATGGTATTCAATACAATGAGAAAGAATATTTTGCAATCAAACTTACCGATGGTATGTATGATGAAGATAATCAAAAGTATTTAAAAGGACACGATGTTAAAAAACAATTAAGATATAAACTTCAATTCATTATGCATTGGGCAGACCATATGAGTACAATAATTGAAAGGCAAGAAAATTTAGATTAATTATATTTATTAACCGATAGAGCTGGCCAGCATATCGGCGTATCATCCAAAAGGAGATACAAATTTAACGCTTAAAAAAAAGGTAAAAAATGAAAAATCAAATTCAAAGGAATTTCCCTGTTCCTCAATTTAGGGATGAGTTCTTCACACCATTAGATACTTTATTTGATAAAGTATTTTCCGAATCATTTCCTGAATTAACAAAGGAAATTGGTATCAATCCATTTCAACAACACTCTTATCCAAAATGTGACATCATTAATTTTGATGACCGCATTGAAATTGTAGCAGAAGTTCCAGGTTTAACCAAAGAACAAATTACAATTGATGTGGATGGTGATGTAATCACATTAAAAGGAGAAAAAGCAAGTAAAGCAACCGAAAAAGAAGGTGGAGTATATCTTCGTAGAGAAGTAAAACGTTCATCATTCCTAAGAAGTTTTACAGCAGACTCTAAAATCTTTGATTTGGATAATGTAAAAGCATCATTTGAAGATGGTGTATTGGAATTACAAATACCAAAAAGAGAACCAGAAAAACCAAAGAAAAGAACAATTTCTATTGGCTAATTTTTACAAAATAAAAAACTAACAAATATGTGAGGGTGACTAAAATCACCCTCATTTTTATTTTACATATATTTATATATAAACAAAACATATGATGAAACCTGAATATAAACAAAGAGTACAGGAAAATTTAGAAGCAATTAACAAAAGAATTGCAGTTGTACATGAAATGATGGAAGGTCAAAGACCTGCAAATCAAAACGAAGCTATCAAAATGATGGTAGATGTACAAAGATTAATTGAGCAAACTACAAACATTATAGATTTATCGTAAAAAATGAATTGGCTTAAATATTTAGTTGGAATTTCAGCTATTATAGTTGCAGGTTGTGCGGCATTCTTTTCAGTAACTGGATTGGGTGTCCTATTTAGTGGTGCTGCAACGGCAGTAATGGTAATGGCAGGCTCTTTAGAGTTTGCTAAGTTAGTAGCAGCTACATATTTGAAGCAAACTTGGGATGAAATTAAGGGATTTAACAAATGGTATCTTACTTCTGCAGTAGGATTATTGATGTTAATCACTTCTGCGGGTATTTTTGGGTATCTTTCCAACGCATTTCAGCAACAAAATCTTAAATTACAGCAAGTAGATAGAGAAATTGCTGTTTATACAACAAAAATAGAGCAAAATTCAGCTCAAATTACACAACTTAACACTCAATTAGGGCAGTTATCCACTACACAGGCGCAAATTTTAGACAAAGGAAAGGTAAGTAATCGTTTATTACGTTCAATTGATAACAAAGATAAACAAACCTCTCAAATCAACGCCAAAATTGCTTCTTTGCAAGATGAAAATGCTAAAAATAACGAAGAAATTAACAAAATTAAGATTTCTAACTTAGATTTAGAGAAAGAAGTAGGTGGATTCCGATTTGTTGCCGAAGCTTTTGGCGTAGAATTGAAAAAAGTAGTAAAATTCTTTATATTTTTGATTGTAATTGTGTTTGACCCACTTGCCGTAGCACTTATTATCGCATTTAACGGATTAATTAGTAAAAAAGAAGAAGAAATTAAACATTTTCCTGGTCCAATCGCATTAGGTCAACAAGCTGAAGCAAAAGATTATGAAGCCGGTATGACTGATGATGAATTACGTGGTTTAGATGATTTAATGGAGGAAAACTATAAGAATTATGAGGTATATGGTGATAAACCCGAAGAAACATCTATAATAGCATCTGAAAAAGATGCGGAAATATTTACCGAAGCAATAAATAACCCACCGGCTCCAAATGAAGCATTAAAAGAAGCAGTGAAAGAATATAATGAAGTAATTTTAACTGATGAAGATAAAAAAGCATTGGAACCTGAAATTACTGATGAAATATTACAAAATCTTCAACCTGATTTTTCCAAAAGACCTATTGATTTAGATGGTGATGGACAATTGGATGGTTGGGATACTGATGGAGATGGGCTTATCAATATAATAGAAGCACCATCATCTGCAAGGTGGAATTATGTAGAAAATGAAAAACCTTACTATGCAAAGAAAGGATTTGATTGGACTGACCGCAAAAAGTGGATAAATGACCAAAATGCGGTTAATTATTGGATAAAATACATAAAACCCTCACAATATCCTGATGATTTCTCAGGAAAAACCTATTAGAATTTGGTAGATTGGTAAAAAATTCGTATATTTGTAATACAATAACAAATTATGAATTTAGGATACGCCTGTATTAATATGACATTGGGTAAGAAAATTACCACAAATCGTTCAATGGTTAGAAAAACATTTAACCAAAAAGGATTAGACTACGTGTCCGAACTCACATTACTCAACTCACAAGATATTATCAAAATTTTAGAATGGAATAATGCAAATGGCATTAAATTTTTCCGTTTATCTTCTGCTATTATTCCTTGGGGAGATAAGTTAGACCTTACACAATTAAAAGATTACAAACAAATTAAAAGTGAGTTAAAGAAAGCAGGAGATTATGCAAAAGCAAATGGAATCCGTATCACTTCACATCCTGGTCCATTTGTAGTTCTAACTTCACCCAAAGAACAAGTTGTTCAAAATTCCATAGATGATTTGGAAATGCATGGTAAGATTTTTGATATGATGGGATTATCGCAAACACCTTACAATAAAATTAATATTCATTGTAACGGAGTTTATGGAGATAAGAAATCTGCTATGGATAGATTTTGCGAAAACTTTAAAAGGTTATCACCATCAGTACAAAGTAGATTGACTGTTGAAAATGATGATAAAGCTTCTATGTATTCGGTATGTGATTTAATGTACATTCACGAAAAGATTGGTATTCCTATTGTATTTGATTATCACCATTACAAATTTTGTCCTGGTGTATTAACTGAAGATGAAGCATTGGAAATGGCTACATCAACTTGGCCTTGGAATATAAAGCCTGTTGTACATTATTCTGAAAGTAAAGAAGGAAGTAAACTACAAGCTCACTCCGATTATATTAAACAATTACCAAACACATATGGTATTCATGTTGATATAATGGTTGAGGCAAAACAAAAAGAATTAGCAATATTACCTTTTTTAAAATAATTTTATATGCAAGCAGATATAAGACCTTTAGCAGATGTAACACCATTCCACCCAGGAATTATTAAAGCTCATTTTGAATTTAATTGGGCGGAATTATATCCTGTTTGTAAAAATTTAATAAACACAACGGTAAACAATAATCCATTGGAAGCAGATGAAGGTAAGAGTTCATCCAGAAACCCACAAAAACCACATGCTATCAAAGCATTTGAACCATTCTATAAATGGTTTAATCCTATGATTGAACATATTATTACAAAGGAATGGGGATATGACCCTAAGTTAAGATATGGTGTTGTTCAGTCTTGGGTAAATGTTCATACTAAAGGTGGTTGGACTAAAGAGCATGCACATGGAGCAGCTATTGCAGTATCGGCAGCTTATTTAAACCTTCCAAAAGATAGTGGATTTATTGAATTTAAAGACCCATTAGAATATGTTAAGAATTTTCATCAAAGGTCAAGTTTAGATTGGATGTGGAAAGAAGTTCCTGCAATCACTGGTGATGTATTAGTATTTCCGGGATGGATGCAACATAAAACACAACCATCAAATGTAGATGATGAAAGATGGGTATTAACAAACAACATTGGTATTGTTGGTATAAAAGAACCTTGGTAAAAAATTAATTATGCAACCTAAAGTATATCAAGTATTTCCACAGGCAGTTATGAAATTCAAAATGGATAGAGAATTTACAAAAGAAGAAATTGAATTTTTTGAAAAAGCCAAAAGTGAAACAAAAACATTTCCTGGTAGTGATAGAATGACAAAAGATAAATTTATTTTAGAACAACCAAAAATGAAAGGAGTTAAAGATTTTATACAAAAATCATTAGAACATTATTTTAATGATGTTCATTCTCCTGCATCATTTGTTAATGTTAAACCATATATAACACAATCTTGGATAAATTATTTGGATTACGGAACTAGACATGCATCTCATACACACTCAAATAGTTTTTTAAGTGGAGTTCTTTATATAAATGCAAATAAAAATGTAGATGCAATTGAGTTCATAAAACCAGATTATCAAGCTTGGTCTTTTGAGAAAAAAGAATTTAATGATTTTAATTCACCAATCACTTCAATAAAAGTTGATAAATACGAATTAGTAATATTTCCATCCAGTATGGTTCATTGTGTTCCACAAACTACAAATAGAGAAACTCGTGTTAGTCTTGCATTTAATACTTTCTTAAAAGGAGAATTTGGAGATAAAAATGACCATTTAAATTATTTAAGTTTGTAATATGATTTATAGTAAGTATGATATATTTCCAACACCTATTATGAGATTTAAATTTCCTAGAGAATTTTCTTACAAAGAAAAAGATTTCTTTAAAAAAATAGAAAATAGTGTTAGAGAAAATTATGGTAATCATACAAGCATTGACCACTCTATTTTAGAGAACGATGAAATGAAAGATGTTAAAAAGTATTGTGATGAAGCAATAAACACATATCTTAAAAAGATTTACAATCCTGATGATACTAATACAAAACTATATATAACACAATCTTGGTTAAATTATACAAAAATAAATGAGTTTCACCACACACATGCACATCCTAATAGCATACTTAGTGGTGTTCTTTATGTAAGTGCAAATAAAAAATACGATATGATTACCTTTAATAAAGGTGGTTATACTCAATTAGAATTTTTTCCTATGGATGGAAAAGCAAATGCATATACATCGGATGAAATGAATGTTGAAGTTGACAAATATGATATAATTGTATTTCCTTCAAAAATGTTTCATAGAGTTCCAACAACAAAAAATCCTGAGACAAGAATAAGTTTAGCATTTAATTCATTTGTATCAGGAACATTAGGACATGAAATGAATTTAAATCACTTAGAATTAAAATAAATAATATGGCAAATCAAAGTTACAAATTAATTACACATCCCGTATTAAAGGTGGGTGATAGGTCTTATGTAGTAGAAGCATACCATACTACATTGGAGGACTTCTTAAATAAGAATGCGGGTAAGCAAATTTGGATATTAGAAAAATCCCTATTAGAAGCACCTATAAGAGCAATCGTAATTTAAAATAAAAAAATGAAAAATAAAGTAGAACTATTAGGGTATTATGGAAGTGATATAACACATGCACAATCAGCATGGACTTCTACAAGTAGAGATATTACGGATGAAAAGAAAGCCCGTATTCCAAAGTTATTAACAATGTTGGCAACCGAAGGACATGAAACACCTTTTGAAAAAAGTTTGTTTCATTTCTTAGTTACTGTTGACCAGGCTACTCATATTCATTTACTAAAGCATAGAATAGGAGTTAGTATTAATGGAGAGAGTGCAAGATATAAAGAACTAAAAGAAGATAAAACTTATATGCCTGATGATTGGACAAAAGAATGGAGTGAAAGATTAAGAACATTTACAGAAACTTCAAATAGTTTATATCATAGAGCATTGGAGGAATTGACTCCAATATTAGGTAGAAAGAGAGCAAAGGAAAGTGCAAGATTTTTTAAAACATTTAATTCACAAATCGATATGGATATTATGTTTAATTTCAGGTCATTTGTTCATTTCCTTAGATTACGAAATACTGAACATGCTCAAAAAGAAGTTAGAGAGTTAGCACAAATAATGTTGGATTTAGTAAAAAACATTGAAGGCAATCCATTTGAAGAAACAATCAAAGCATTTAAATTGTAATTCCAATTTAATATATTTATATATTCAAACAAAACAAAAGAAAAATTATGAAAAAAATCGTAGTATTACTTACAATCATTTTAGCATTTTTTGCTATTGGTGGTAAAGCACAAGATTTGGTAGTTTTAAAACACACAAACTACACAACTACATTCAGTAAATCAAAAAAATATCCTGTTCAAGTTGAATGGTGGGCAACTAAAGCAAAAGTAGCCTGTTCAACTCCATTAAAAAGAAAAGATAACTTTAAACCAGACCCACAATTAGTTTCTGAAACTGATTTAGCAGCAGATTATGTTGGTAGTGGAACTGATAGAGGACATATGATGCCGGCAGCGGATAATCTTTGCCAAACGCCAGCAGTACAAGATGAGTGTTTCTATTTCTCAAATATGGCAGCACAATATCACTCTTTAAATGCAGGAGATTGGAAATCTTTAGAAACATTAGAAAGACAATTAGCAACTGAAAAAGATTCGGTACACGTATGGTGTGGTAATGTTGGTATAGCTAAAACTATTGGAGCGCATAAAGTAGCAGTACCAGTAGAATGTTGGAAAGTTATTTATGTTGTTAAAACAAAAGAATGGATGGCATATGAATTTAAAAATACAACGGATAAACCATCTGGATTAAATGCACACAAAGTAGAAGTAAAAGATATAGAAAAATTAACAGGATTTAAATTTAAATAATGTCATATTCTCATATACATTTACCTAAATTAGATGAATTAAAAAAGCAACTGGAAAACAATCCCGATAGTATTGTTTACTATACAAAATATGAATCAGTAATAGGTCCTTGTGATTCAGTTGCATTTTTGGAAGACCAGTATAGAGAATACAAAATAAAACAATTAAATAAAGGTTATGAAAATAAAGAAAATAGAGGAGACACAAATAACTCCTGAAGATGTAACGGCTTTTAAAGAAGCAATATCAAAATTAGAAGGATATGCATTTACAGCATCCGATGTTAATATTGATAAAAGAATTATAGCAATAAGATTTACGGATAATGAATTAGTTTTAGTAAATCCAAAAGTAGTTGAAACTAATGAAACACCATTGGTTTATTATGAAAAGGATAGTAACAAAGAAAAGAAAATTCGTAAAACAATTAGATATCCACAATTAATAGTTGATACTGACAACTTAGGTAAAGTTGAATTTAAAGCAACAAAAAATCAATGGGAAAATGCTGATGAGTTCTTTGGTGATGAAGGATTATTGGAAGCAGTTATTGCACAAAGATTGATAGATGCAATAGATGGTATTGATATTACACACCCACAAAGACAATATTCAGAAACAATTACTAAAGATAAAGAACCTGGTAGAAACGAAAGAATAATGTTACAATCAGATAAAGGTGAAATGGTTTTTGTAAAAGCTAAAAAAGCTCAATCGTACATAGATAAAGGTTATACTAAAATTTAATTTATGGCAAACTTTACATTTACAATAAACGAAATCGAAAACAGAGAAGCCTCTAAAATATCATTTGATGTACCCAACGATTTAGATATTTGGGAGTATAAAAGAATTTGTATAAGAATGGCAGCAGCTATGGGATATGCAGATGAAAGTATTAAAAATGCATTTGAAGAGGAATATGGTGATTCAAAAAATGATATTTTAGAATTAAAACAATTTTTACAAAATCAATTTACAAGCTCAATATTATGATTAACAAAATATTACAAAGACAACAAGAAAAAACTCTAACATTAGAAATTTTATTAGAATCAATAATTGAAGAATTAATTGAAAGTAATTTGATTGATGAAGATAAGTTGGATGAAAGACTTAAAGTTAAAATGAAAATTGTTCATGATGCTTTAAATAAAGCAAAAGAAAATTACAAAGAGGATAACGAAGTTTATCCACCTTATTTTGGCGGACAGGCAGGCCAGGCTTAGATTTGGTAGTTTCAAAAAAAAGTTGTATATTTGTATATCACAAATAAAACACTACAAATATGTTTGAAATTTTTTTATTAATAATCCTTTTACCTGCATCACTTATTGCAAATTTCTTTTTGGTAAGAAGAGGATTACGTTTTGTAAAAGAGAACGAAAAATTAAATGATACAATTGATGATTTTGATAATCAAAAATTGATTATATTAGAAAAACTTGAATCAATGCTGGCAGATATGAGAGAGATAGATAATAGAGGAGCATTTGAAGCAGATGATGAAGTTGGGGTTTCATTTAAAGAAATGATACAACTTATAGAAGACTACAAAAACGAAATCTAATTATGCCACGTAAAAGAAAGAACAAAATTTATTTCTCAATGGATACTGAAAGGGCAATTATTGAGTATAACAAAACCGAAGACCCTTTACAAAGAAATAGAATATATAAAGAAAGTATTCAATATCCTTTTGAAAAATTAGCAGAAAATATTTTAAATACATTTAAATTTTCTTATTTTGATGTACCAAAAGCCGATGTACAAGATGAAGTTGTTTCTACATTAATAGAAAAAATACATATGTTTCAGGAAGGAAAAGGTAAGGCCTTCTCCTATTTTAGTATTGTAGCTAAAAACCATTTAATTCTTAAAAATAATGGTAACTACAAAAGATTTAAAAAAACTACACCAATTTCTGAAATGCCTGAAACTTGGAATCCTGAAAATGATTTTCATGAAGAAAATATGGGTAATGAGTTTAATGAGTTCAAAGAATTAATGTTAAAATATTGGGATAAAAATTTAACATTAGTATTTACAAAGAAAAGAGATATACAAATTGCAGATGCTGTATTAGAATTATTTAGAAGGTCTCAACATATAGAAAATTTCAATAAAAAACATTTATACCTCCTCATTAGAGAAATGACTGATTGTAAAACACATTATATTACAAAGGTTGTAAATGAAATGAAAAAGCATCAAAGAAAAATGTTAAACGATTATTTGGATTATGGTATGATTAAATCAAATAATACGGATTTCTTTCCAGAAGAATATTTATATGAAAACACAGAAGAATAATGGATAAAATAGCATCAATGTTTTTTCATAGTAGAACACAGGCACATGTGTTTCATTTGAAAGTAAAAGGACCTGGAGCATTTGCAACTCATAAAGCATTAAATGAGTATTACGATGAAATTGTAGAATTAATAGATGGTTTAGTTGAATCTTATCAAGGAAAATATGGTTTAATAGATTTTAAACCTGTAAATGGAATTGATAACAATGCAGAGCATGATAACATAATTAAATACTTTGATATGTTAATTAAGTTCTTAGAAAAAGAAAGAACTGCAGATAATCTAAAAGATAGTTGGGTTCAAAATCAATTAGATAATGTATCTGAATTATTATACTCTACAAAGTACAAATTAGTTAACTTACAATAATTTAATACAAAATAAATTCGGAATTGGGAATTTTGTGATATTTATCATAGAATTCCCTTTTTTATTTAAAAAGAAAGTTACTACACAATAGGTTTTTTCAATAGATTTCGTTAATTAGTTACCGCAATTGGTTATAGTAATAACTAAAAGGTAAAATTATGTCTTACATTAAATCGTTTGTAGCAAATTGGAGAGAGCAAGTTGGACTACTGATTGTTAAATCTCTATTGGTATTTGTAGTAGCAGCATTGATATTTCAATTATCAATGGTTTTAGTTCACTTTTGGGGACCTGAAGGAATGGAACAAAACATCGTAAACCAAATTGATTGGAAAATTGATGGTACATTTAAAAACTCACCTGGTAACATTTGGTATAACGCTGAAGACCATTTGTGGGTTGAGAGTGTAGAAAACCAAGTTAAAATTGGTAAATTAGCAGGTAATCGTAACCTTGCTTTTGGAGTAAAAAACATCTTAGAGGAATATGCCCAAGAAAAAGGATATGACCTTTCTAAAGATGCTCCATATCATTTAAAAGTAAATATTGTTTATTTGGACGTACTTTCAACTAAAACTAATATTTCAGTATTCCATAAAGGGGAAGACGAAGTAGTAGTTAGATTGCAAGGTATTCTATATAAAGATGGAAAGAAAGAGAAAGAAGTGGTGGTTGAAGAATCATCATCAGAAATCTCAATGTCTACATTAATTGTTGATGAGGGTGGTAAATTCAATCAAACATCCTTAAGCAACGCTCTTAAGAAAGCTTCCGATAAGCTAATAACAAAATTATTGGGAAATAAATAAGATGAAAAAATTATTAACATTTTTAGGGGTATTATTAATATCTCTTTCTTCATTTGGTCAACTAACGGTAGACCAAGCTATTACAAATGCTGGACCTTACAAAGTAGGTGATACTATTTCTATAAAGTACACTGTTGCAAAGGGAACAACTACACCTCGTTATTTTTGGTTAAGATACCGATTCAATAACAAAGCATTGAGTTATGTATCAACATCATTCTCACAAGGTAGTTCTTCTCAAACATTCTATACAGGTTGGAGTAAC